CCATTCGGATCCCATCCCGGATAAAGACCTAACCCTTTATCGTTGATACGAAGTTGTTTTGCGTCATAATTGATATTAGTGTCTACAACATCATAACGATGTAATACATACCTTCGGTTTAGATCCCTGATAGACACAGGGGCTTCACCAAAAAATACATTAAGGGTTTGATCCGCAACGGCTATTGTTGGTGCAATAGGTTCGATTGGATCGGGATTTGTGGGTGCGTCTGTGTTACCTTCGCTAGTTCCAGCAATAGCTGAAGCGTCGATAATACCAGACTGCGTTGTAAAGTCCCCTGGGGAAGGAAATAGGTTGTACCTAGCCATCCTAGATGGAAGGACTTCTCCAAATTTCATATCGTCACATGCCGAAACAAAGACGTTGAAAGAAATAGAAGAATCCGGAGCGGGAGAAACTAAGCTATTAACAACAGCTACTTCCAAAACTCCATTAAAACTGCCACTCGTATCATTCAACAAGCGTTGTGAACCAGAATAATTGACTGCGGTGGTGTCCATTGCAGAGCACTTAAGAAAAGGCAATGACTGACCCCATCCTACAGAAATTTCAAAATCATCACATTCAGCGAGATCGATGACACGACTATAAACAGTATTATATTGGACGTTAGAAGAGTGAGCTCTAGGATCCCACCTAATAAGAATTTTACCTTTGTGAAAATTAGATTTGACAACTTGGAAACGATATTTAATCGTACCTTGCCACTTATTAAATACTTGGGACATATAAGCCATAGGTGTAGGATGAAGTTCATCACCTTCAACTCCATATAAACTTGGAGTTACTCTTGAATTCCACAACAAAGTATCAGGACCCTCGGCAGAGCCCATGACGAAACGAGTCAGATAAGATTCACGCTGAACAAATCTAGAGATATCCATCTGATCTTCTCCGTCAAGACCTACTGTTCGAGAATCGATCGTAAGTTCTTGTTTAGAATCAAGAGATAGTTTTTGCACAGCATCAGCTGCATCAGTATTTGACATATTACCTGCGGGTGTAGGTTTTTGTTGAACAATGTCAGTAATAATAGGCGGACGCGAGTACCCCCAATGTGTAGCAAGGCCACCAGCGCCTTTCGCTACCATTTCGGTGGCACGAGCATATGGACCAATAGTAGGAACATCTCTAAGTTTACCTGCAGCATGTGCAATTGCTGAGGCTGGGGCAGAAATTATACCCTTCCCATATTCATCTCCGGAATTAAGATTACCGGATTGAGGGGCATAATTACGTGCGGTTAGGGTAGTTAACGATGTAGGCATAGTCAACACCACATCACTGGCCCAGGCATACACGGTGATAGTCACCGGGTCATTGCCTGAGTTAGCATGTAGTAAGCTTGAAAATGATTTCAAAGTCAATTCTCCCATATTATTCCTGTCTGTATCACTCAAAGAGAGATAGTTATCAGGCCAGAAAAATGGAAGATCCAATTGACCTCCTGAATTGTTGGTTGGATTCAGGAAGAAATGGGGCTTCTGGGAGGCTCCAATAATGTCCACATCAAGAAAATTTCTTTCAGTAGTAATACCATCGAAACCAGAAAATGGATTATAAGATACAATAGCGCGACCATAATGGAAGCCTGTACCCGAAATAACCATTTTAACATGGAGTTTACTTCTATAAAGTTCAAAATTAGCAATTTTCTCAGCGACACGAGGGTCATTGAGAAAAGCTTGCCAAGGATTGATCCTTTCAAAAAGTGGTGAACCCACAGCCCATTGATATTCAGCAATACGAGTAGGACGTGACAAAAAATTGCCAAGATCAGAATCGTTGTTGTTGGATAAATTCATGGTGGGGTCCATTCCAGAGCCGATGGCAGTGGTCCAGCCAGGGTCTTGCTCTTGGAAGTTAGTGATTTGACTAGTCAAATCAGCGGTGCCTTCTTCTTGGATGGTGCCAAGGGCGCCGCTTTGTGGGGTATAAATAAAATTTAAAGGGTTAGTAATGCGATTTGTTTGATAAGGGTCTAAAGCAAGCATCATTGCGATAGCCTATTCATATTTTGTTTGTGGGGCGTAAAACCACTAACACTAAATAATGTCTAGTCTGTTAACTACATTGTGTTATATCAAAGCGTTATGTAAGGTAGGGAATATTTAACCTAAAATTACATCCGTAACCAGTGATATAAGGCTCTTTGGTTCTTTCGTAAAATCACGAAGACGCTGAGTTCGCGCCGCCGAACAGTTTAAAGACATGATGGTCGGGTGGACACCCAATTTAATGAGCAGCCGATGTGTATTTTTCATGCCAAAGATTGACACGATCCTGGTACGAAAGTAATACTCCAGGAACAACTAAGTTTGCTTTCAGAGCAATCTTAGAAACCTGTTCACGACGTTCCTCGTAAACTTGAGGACCATGATAAAACCATTCCCTAAGTGCACCATCTAAGTTCATAGCGCTAACGGACAAGGGAGTAACAACTTTAGATTTTATGATAGAATGCAATGATTTGAAAATACTATTCTCATCAAGAGCACCTACATAAACTCCTAAGTCAGGGTTAAAAAGGTCCTTACGTTTAAGGAAATCAGCATCAAACCTCGACATAAATTCTACAGGTGCAGATTCTTTGTCGGGCATCGTAAATACGATGTCATTCTTGGCCAAATAATTTGCCATTGAAACATGATTAAATCTATCATATCCAACTCTAACAGATCCTTTTGCATCATCTCCATAAGTGGAAATGGCACACAAATCTCTGAAAGTAGCAGGACGTGAAAGTTCAAGTTCAGTCCCAATAGACTTTAATTCTTCGGGAGAATAACTATCGAAAAATGCTAATCGATGCAATAATGAATTAACAATACTATTTACATAGACTGTCATATTTTGACCAGAAGGGTTGGTACCCATAAATCTGATCAATGTTCCATTAAATGCAACTAAAGGTGTACAAATATCATGAGCAATCGCCTCCATGATTTTGACATCCTCGTTAGTATAATTACCACTCCATCGAGCAATCTCGATCATAGTGGCAAAAGCTGTGAGTGTAAGTTGGGCAGGCATACGCAAATCATACTTAGCATAATCTCCGGCAATGATACGATCATCACCGAATTTAGCCATATGTTCACATAAATCATGCCATTCAGGACCGTGACTATTAATACCCACAGCGCATTCTGCCAATAAAGGATTCATTGACAGAAATCTCGCAATAGGTAAATAATATCTACGGATCAAAATTTGAAGGGCAATTGGTGCTGCCTGAAATACACGGACTTTTTCCTTAGATAACTTAGTGGGTTCGTCTTTCAACGAAGATCCAAAAATTTGATTAAGGAATACTCCTTGTTTGGCACGCTCGGTGAGTTCATCAGCGAGAGCCCAAATATCGGGAGTAAAGGTGCGGGGCGCCGCATTGTGTTCGGTAGGTTCAAGGTCAACAAGATAGTTGGACTTGGGTCCACCGATAGGATAACCCATTGAAGTACTTGTATTCATACTATCAATGAAACGTTGGCCATCCTTGCCAGACACGATTTCCACATCAGTTAGTGGTCTCATGTCAGTTTTCCATAGTACACTCTGAAGATTGAATGTTTCTTTAAGCTCCAATAGATAATCATCCATACATAGCTCAACAAGAGCAGGATCAAATCCAATAGAGGGTTTAGAACAAACATCAAGAGACGCGAACCATGGTTTCCAACGTTGTTGGTCTGTGTGTCCATCATCACGAATGATAGGTTGGACAAACTTGGGAGGGCCCCACTGGTTTTTGACACCAGTGACTTCCTCCACAATGTTAGAAATGGGTGTGGGGATTACTGCTGAATCAAATGGATTACTGCGCGTGACAGATCCATAGACTGTAACAGCCGAATCCTCCTCAATGTAATTAGTAGGACATTTCCTGTGGACTTCAGGACTAACTACAATTTTCTTGCCAGCGACAACATCCTCGATGTCTGCAGCATGCGGTCCTAGCATGAAAGACTTGTTCAATTCCTTGAGGGCAGGGATTGCACTAGTCAATTCAGAAGCTAAGAGCGTAATACCACAACTACGAGGTGTATCAGAAATGCCTCCGATATGAAATCCCAATATACCAGCACGTGTTGTATCCGAAATAATCGGAGACATACACATACCAGCAAAAGAATTCATACCGGATAAAGAGTAATAAGAACCATTAAAAACATACGGTCCATTACTTACTCCGGCTGTAAATTGCCATAAGATACGTGAGGTGAAAAGTTCTGCCGAAGCATTCAATCCTACCACTGTAGCTTGTATGGGTTGGGGAATATTGGTATCCATGAAAAATCCTTTCGTCTTCCTCAAGGGACCAGTATTTGGAACAAACACCAACACTAAATCTTTCTCACCAATACGGTAAGTTAGTTTAGGATTCATAATAAAATCGATGTGACGACCACCGATAATGAATTTAGCTGGGGATGTTTCTTTTGGTAAAAAGTGGTAAGGCATACAAACAACATTAGAATCAATAGCAAATGCTCCAGAAAATTTGGAACCAATAAACATTTGTCCTAACGACTTGTTAACACGATCAACGGCTTGCTTTGTAGAGCCAAACCAATTGGTGTTAGTCGCAGGTACGGGTTCAGTTTTGGTCCAAGGACTTTCTTGGGCGTCTCTTTCACGAATTTCCGCAATGGATGTAGGCATAAGAGAACCTTGCATAGATAAAGAATGACGCAATGCTTTGACTACCTTGGCTACACCGTATAAGACGGATAGTGAAGCAAAGATGCCACATGCATATTGCACATGTTTATCACGAGCAGACTTAAATAATTCAGGTAGTACTCCACGTCGTCTGTGGATCTCAACTAAATAAGCATTCTTTTTTGCTTCTATGACACCAGCATAACAAGTTACGGCATATGCCACAGAAAGCAAAAAGATTGCAAAAGCAAAAGTTCTATGTATCTGGGAAGCAAAGAATGTAAAAAACAGAACCATAAGAGAGTAATTACGAAAATATCTCTCCACTTCCTGTCCTATCCAGTCTTCACCGGCAGATAAAATACCCATCTTTATATAGTCATTGTCCATCCATTGTTCGGGAACATAGGAAGTCCAAGCTGAAAATGCAGAATCAGAAAATTTTGAATAACCGTCTAGCAATGCTTTGACAGTAAAATCCTCAATTTTTGTTTCTGTAATAAGTTTGAGTTTTCTAATTTGTAGTGAGCTGGAATCACATTTAGATTTGATTGTGGTAGCGATACGTTCCCCGAAGTGAGGTTCGCATTCGCAAGTACATTTTTGTTGAATGTGGTTGCATTCAGAACAAATGTTTACCAAACTGGAAGGATCTTTAAAAGAATCTACGATAGATGTTTGTTGGGTGTTGTGCTTTTTAGAAATCTGCACGACATACTCCAAGAAACTGAAAATATCCATATCTTTATGTAAGATCTCCCAAGAACTGAAAATTTGTTTTCCTGGTCCATCTCCAATTGGCTTTTTGACATCAATAAGCCAAATATCATTGATAGATTCAAGAGTACCAAACTTTTCCAGTACTTTGGTGGAGTCGAGCATGTTGTCAGTTAAGAATTCAGGGCGTACCCTTAATTCAACGTGAACATGACATCTTCTCAAAATTGACATAGGATTGTTGGACGTGAGTCCAGCATGTAATGATTCAACATTTGTAGTAATTGTCATAACGCGAGGATCAATGGTGACTTTGCCTTTGTTAGCAAGATCAGCCATAATTGCGGCTTGACGAATATTGTTACATATCTTGATAATCCAGTCAGAAGGAGCTGTCTCCCAAAAGTCGGCTTTGGCATTACCATAGTCGTCCATTTTGATTCCAGTTACATAAGAACGATAAGCAGACATATACTTGTCTTTTTCATCGAGTGTGACGATGTATTCTGGAGAAGATGGTACTCCCATGGCTTTCAAACAAGCAGCCATAGTAAGATCAGCGAATGTAGATTTACCTACACCTGAGTTTCCATAGATTTTTACACATACTGGTGATTTGCGTAGTCCTCCTGTGACTCTGGTGGAAATAAATTCATTCTGCATCTTGCTAAGTGCTTCCCACTTTTGTTGTACAATTTTCTTCTCTGTTCCGCCAGGCATGGTTTTGTAGAGATGAGATAATTGTTCAATAGTGTCTGAGAGTTCTTTATCGAATTGCGATTCATCGATTTTGGCATACTGTTGTAGGTTTCCGTTGCGAGCGAATTCCCATAAAGTAGTCAATCTAATGTATTGCTCTTCCATTTGAACTACTGTAGATGAGTTGAATAATAATGGTTTGAGGGATCCTTTGAGAAAGCATTGGTATGCGCCTTCAGCAAAGAATGTGACTGTGTCAATGAGGGCATCAACAAGATCAAATGCATTAGCTTGCTTCACTTGGGCTTCGACTGCGAACAGTTCGAAGTTACCAAGATTGCAAGACATGCGATCTGTGACACCTAAGGTTACGAGTAGTGATAGGACTCGTGAGATTTTACTAAATGTAGGTGAATTGGTCAATAGTTTCCAGTTGGTCATAGCAGATGTCATATCTGTTAACCATTGGGGTCTGTCGACGGATGATTGGGGTGTAAAATCTGAAAATAAATCTTTGGCAATGTTGGTTAATTGCACGATAATAGAACTAGTGTGATGTGTTTTAGCGTATAGTGTGAGGACGCTAATGAATCCAGTTGAATCATTGGTTGATGAAAGAGCGCCGTATAGAGCGGCTAATCCTTCGAGTTTTGACATAGCTTCATCAGTTAATTGTGTGCGTAAATGACTGTGAATATTGAGTAAATTTGGTAAACTCAAGAAGCTTTGTGGTTGGTAGTTAGTGATACCAGATTGTGTTAATAGTTCTTCCATTTGAGCATGGATGCTGGGACCGAAGTCATGACTTGTTTCCTGGTGTGTACCCTTGTTCTCCTCTTTGATTGTAATTGTCATAGTTGTGAACAAGTCGGGTGTTTTCATGTCAGGGGTTTTAATTCAGTGGTTGTCATAGTTTAATTGTAGTTGTAATTTCTAATATTGTAAATGAATAGGTAGGGACTGCTATAAAGGGTCAGCTTACCAGGGCTGGCTCGAGTTGATGCTCGAACAAAATTAAGCAGTATCATCCTTAAAATACGGAAATAAAGAAACGCCAAGTTTAGGCTTAAAACTTCTCCTATACAGAGGGGCTTGCTTATTGTAATAATAGATTGCAGTAATTTGATGTTTTTAATCAATTTGCGAATATAGTATTAATACTAATAAGTAGGTGCATGTATAGAGGGAAAGTTAAATTTCATTTCTAAAAGAAAGTTTGAACTTTAAACTAGTAAAACTAGTAAATTAGGGAATAGATGGAAATATCTTCTACATGGTTGAAGATATCGATAGAGCCAAATATATTCCAAACGAAAGATGTATGTGAACATCTTTAAAAATCACGATTATTATAGAGGGGTGCGACCTCTGTAAGTCAGCGTAAGTGACAGAGATTAAACGGAAAGGAAAAATTTCCGAGTTTAAATTTGTTGTGTTTACATTTAATACTTTCAATATATTATTTTGTAGACAAATGTGTGTTATCAAAAGTCGGGTGTGTACGACTTTGCGAGATAATTTAATTTCAATCGTACTGTTAGATATATAGAGTTGCGGCATAGTGTAAGACTATGCA